ATTCAGAAACAAGGATTCTAAGGTCTTCGACAGGCACGTCAAACTCGACGCCATGCTCAAACATTACATCGTAGTGAGTCACGATAGCAGTGCCATCTTCCTGCTCGACCAGAGTGTGCTGACCAGAAATACACTCGCCAAAGCCCCATTGCTCAGAAGCAACATGCTTTGCGCAATCATGAGAAAGCGCTTTGTCTACAGACTTGGTGTCAATATCCACAGCTTCGTTTCTACCGTAGATCAGTTTGCCAGTCATTTTATCGACTTTCTTCACGCCCTTGTCGCCTTGACGCTTCTGAACGTGGGCTCTTGCCTTGTCTGCTTTCTTATCAAGACGATCCATTTCTTTGTCAGTACCAGGACCGTATGCAGAACTGCCGTATTCGAAACTCTTAGCGGCACTTGAAGCGGCGGCCTTGCGAGCAAGTTTAGCAGAAACCTCGTCCAGTTGCTCTTCGCTAAGAGAATTCAGAAACTCGTCAATATCCTCTTTTGCCATAGCCTTCTTGATGGTCTTGCGACGATTGTGAAGATACTCGTCAGACTTATCGGTATCGCCATCGTTGTCGATATCTTTATCTGTGCGATCATCATAGTCCTTTTCAAGCTCTTTCTTGTCTACAGGATCAAGCTTTTTCTTTTCGCCAAGAAGAATATCTTGCCAAAGACCTTGCATTTTTCTTAAATATTCAGAGTTCATTATACTCTCCGTTATGTTACTTGAAAGCCAAACTGAGCCGCAATCGCAGTAATAAAGACAGCTACGACTAACCAACTAATTTTCATACCAAAATTTACTTTTTCGACTAGACCAGTTACCGAATTATCGATATTATCAATTTTAGCCGACAATCTATTTATTCTTTCGTGTTGCTCTTCTCGACGCTCTTCTAAAACACTAATTTTTTGCTCAACCTTCGCAATCATTATGACTGCTTCAGTGAGCCTTTCCATGTGTTTTTCCATGGAAGCCATTCGCGTTTCGTGATCAGCCGTATCGACAATATGTTGATCTAGCTTATTGTCTAGATTTTCAACAAGTTGCGCAATTTTAGCATTGGTTGTTGCCATCTTAGTTCCTCAGTTTTCCCATTCGATCTTACGTAGACTTAGTTATCTACTTTTGCGCCCCCGCGCCATTGATAGCAAGACCAATATCTTGCTTTCCATTTAGGGCCAGGATTGTCACAGTTATGCCTAGCTCTAAAATTCTTACGTCGCCCGGGATCGTCGCGCTTAATCTCCATATTAGGATCGCCGAAGTTGACTTTCACAACATTGCCTTTGTCGTTCTTGACATAGACAGAAAACTTTTTAGGACCATCAGGTGTACGAAACGGATTGTTCAGAGTAACTTTTTTACCCTGGTACTCAGCCGCTTCCGGAATCAACTCTTCATACATTGATTCGCAAGTACAATCGATTTCGTCTGCTCTGTAGTCACTAAATTTTTTCATCGATACATCGCACCCATCATATCGTCATCGTCATCTTCTTCATCATCGTCATTTTCCATACGATGCTTTTCGCCTTGCACATAAGAGTAAAGCCCTTCTACATCGCTGTGCACTTTACTCAGTTTGTTTTGATACCATTCTTCAATTTCGCCGCCTTCTTGAACATACTCAAGAATTTCGTCGACGGCGTAGCAAATGAAATGGAGCTGTTGTTCAGCCATTTCGACCTTTTCCATTTCGTTATCGCGTTGTTCTCTGATTGACTTGAACGATTTCATCTTAGCTCACATACATGTTTAGTTCGTACTTGCCACTGTCCATGCCATAGACTTGCATCTGAAGTCTTTGCTTTGTAGGCTTACCGTTCTTCATCAGTTCGATATTATACGAGTTAGTTTTACCTACAGAAGGCTTACGAGGACCAGATGCGACTTTTCGAAACCATTCGTCGTCGTCAATTTCGTAGCCTTTCTTTTCTACTTCTCTCTTTGCGTACTGCACAGCGGTAGAGAAGTCTTTGTGATAGACTTCGTAGTTTGCACCACTCTTTCTCGCTTCGTTCATCTCCAAGTCAGTCTTGGTGAACATTGCAGATTGCCCGTTAGGAAACTTAACCATTACTGAACGACCACCGAGCCCGTGAGGAACGATGACACCAGACTTGCCAAGAAGATTTCTATTTACGACTTTCTTTGCATCGTCTTTGACACGAACACGGTCGCCTAGACCAAAGCTCTTTGCTTCTGCAATGTAATTTTCTTTTGTGATATTGCGTAGATAGTCACCAGACTTGGCTTTTGGATACATGCTGTTAAATGCTTTAGAATCGTGCCGTTGAATCAAATCCGCGATTGCTTCACTAACGTCAGTATCAGCATTTGCGATCAGCTTCTTCAACTCAGCAAACTTTGCACCTTTGTATAGATCGTGTGCTTTCTGGAAAGTGGCACGATCAATACCGCCACGCTTTACAAGGGACTCAAATGCTTTGAGCGCTTCGCCCCGCCCTTCTTCAAGTTCAACTTCTTCTTTCTTAAGACCGCCCATCATGTTGCCATAGACTTTACGCATCATTCTTTGATGCTGAGTTTCGCCCGCACGGTCATCTCTCTTACGTTTTTCTTCACGCTCTTTCTTGCGGCGAATATCACTTAAAGTTAAAGCTTCTTTGACAGACTCTTTCTTGACAGGCAGACCTTTGTGTTTGGTCTTTGCGAAGTCTTTTACGTCTTTTTTGCTCATGGATTTGGCAGCTTTTGCTACTTCAGGAGATGGTGCATCCATCTCGCCTTTCTGCACAGCACGAACCATGCCCATGAATTTTTGCTGTTGTTTTGATACAGCTTTTTCTTCGACGTTCTCTTTAGGCACACAGTTAGGCACTTCTTTGCCATTTTTCTTTTTCGTGCCTAACTGGACGTAACCTTTCCAGCAAGGGTCGTCTTTGTCTTTCTTAAGTTTTTCTGATAGTTCTTTGAATGTTTTCACCGAAGAAACCCTTCTGTTAAGTTATAAGCTTATTTATACATTTCCAGTTGTTTGACGATTTTTGCGTCTAGCACGAGCAAGTCTAGCGCGGTCAAGAATTCGATCATACTGAATTTCTTTACGTTCGCGATCACGTCTTTCTTGTTCACGATCAGCTTTCTTATCTTGATTGATTCTAGTAGTTGCAATATCAACCTCATCTTCAGTCATGGGAGACTTTTCAGCCACGTGAGCTTTTTCTTGACCAGCGATATTCTTTTTCGCTTTCTTCGTAGCTTCGGGTGTTCCCCATTCGGGCTGATCTTTATACCAGCGATCAGTTTCTTCTTTGTAAGTTGGCCAGTAATTGATCAGATGCTTAGGCATTTTACCTTTTTTGACTAGATCATGAAAGAGTCTGTCTAATGTTCTTACGTCAACGTCAGTAATCTGTGCCGCTTTGACAAGATTTCGTCTTGCGTTACCAGGATTCTTTTTGCGAAGATCAAGAAAAGTTCTTACAGCGAGTTCGTACTTCTTGCGATTCAGAGTTTTATCTAAGAAACGATCCAAGCCGGGTGCAAGGTCTTTCATAAGACTGCTTCCGCCAAAGCCCATTTCGTTAACGACTTCTACATTGTCAACCCATTCACGCGTGATGCCGCCTCCATCAAGAGACACAATAACATAATTAGCACCCAATCTATGTACATATCCGGTTTTTCCAGTTGATTTAACAACCACTTCATCGCCTTCATTGAACAATTCTCCTTCAACGAATTTTTCGCGGATATCGGACACAGGCTGTAATGCAATGTGATTTTTGAACTGTGTCACCTCTTTCAAGCCCATACCTGCCCGCACATCGTTGAACAGACGCTTTGCGTCTTTGTTCGACATAGTGTTTGGTACGCCTTGAGAAAATGTTGTAAAATCGTTATTCTTTGCATTCTCGCGTTGCTTCGAAGCAGACATACCTTCGATGCCTTCCGCGTCGGGATCACGATCACCCGCAGAGACGACATTAATCTTTTCGAAGTTGTAGAAACCATGACGCCCTTGAACGCCATTATACTTCTCTAGCAGAGTTTTAAACTCGGTTATGCGATCAGCACCGACGACCATTGTAATTTTGTTGAAGCCTTGGTCGTACAGACTGGATGCTACTTCGAAAACATTACGAAGTTTTTTATCGAGAATAATGTTTCTTGCATGTTTTGGGAACATCTTACGAACATGTTTGATTTTCTGTTCGTAAGTAAGGGGATTCTTTTTGGGATCAGAAGATTGCGAAAGATATGCTTTGTAAGGTGTCTTACCTGCCTTTGTAGCCATGACATTCAACAGCTTTCCGTGACCAACCGTCGGCGGATTCATTCTACCAAATGTGAAGAATACTTCTCGCTGTTCTTCTACGAGATATTGTTTAAAAGATGGAAAACTCATTGCTCTTCTTGCTTACCCATGCGACGTTCTCTTTCCATCTTACGCACTTGAGGAAGAAGTCTACGCGCAATTTTTTCAATGCGCGGCTTCAACTTTTCAAGACGCTTTTCGATTTCTTGGCGGCGAGAAACAGGAAGTTCTGAGCGAGGTACGCCTTTTGAAAGCTTCAAAAACATTTGATTGATTGCTTGTTTTCTGGCACGTTTTGCAATACGAGAAGGATCCGCAGCCCGTTTTTCTGCTCTGCGTTTACCCATTGCAATCTTGGCTTTGCTCTTCTTCATGATACGCGCACGTGCGCGACGCTGAGCAAAGTTCAGAGCTTCATCGGTCTGTTCAGTTTCTTCGCCGATGCGCCCTCTCTTACGCTTCATTGCGGCATAAGAGATTTCTTCTGGCATGCCAGGTGTATAATCAACAGTTAAAAAATCTTTAAAGCTTAGCATATTAGTTCCTAGTTGGCTTGTCCCATCCCTTGAGTATATCGGGTGAAAAGTTGTTGTATGAAAATTCCATACGATCAACAAGTTTCACTGCATCACCACC